GTGATCGTCTCCCCGCCAGCTTCGACCTCTTGGCCCGGAAACAGGGCTTTCAGGTCTTCGCTCATGCGTTACGCCTTCAGGATGGTGAAGAACTGGCTCAGATCCGTCGCCGCCTGCGGTAACGGCTTGGTCGTGTCCTGCAGCAGCATTCCGTCGAGCTCGAATTGCTGGTGCTTGCGCTCAATAAGCGAGAACGCCTTCGCCATGTCGAGCGCGGCCTGGTGGCACGTCACGATCACCGGCTGATTGCCCTGCGCCGTGTTGCGGCCGTGCAAGCGCAGCGTGTAGTAACGCTGACCAGTGGTGAACGCTTCGACCTTGCCGTTATAGGCGGCGTAGTCGTAGCTGACGGTAGTGGTCAGCGGCGAGCCCTCCGGAATCGCGCTCGAGGAAGCCAGCACGGTGATCGATCCATTCGCCGCATCGACGGTGTAGTCGGTACCCAGCACGGCGCCGGACACGACAACGTTCGACACACCCGGGTGCGCGAGCGGGGTCATCATGCCGTTGTACAGCACGATCGATTCGCCGGATACCGAGTCGGCATCTACTGCGCCGGCGCTGCCACCCCAGGTCGCGCGAATCCAGTTGGCGATCTTGATGTCCAGCGTGCGCAGCTTGACCGAGACGTCGGTTTCGGTCGGGATGTGTGCTGCAGTCAGGCCCAGGCCGGATTGCGATTCCTTGATATCTTCGAACTTCTGCTTCGGGTCGATCGTGAACATATCGGTGTCGCCGATGAATTCGAAGCCACCGAGCGGTGCGCCGTTGAATGCGCGCTCCTGGATGAACAACTGGCCCTGAAAGAGACCGTACGAGCTATCGCTAAATGCCATGATGATTTACCTTTCGAGGGGAGTTGGTTAGGCGGCCGAGATATCGCGGTCGGTCTTGGCGACGATCTTGATCACGTTGCCCGAGGTGCCGCCAGAGGTGACGGTGATGCCGGTCACGTCGACAAACACCTTCGTGGTGTCGGACAGGTTCGTCTCGGTGCCGTCGGTCAGCGTCGAGATCGATACGGTCAGCGTGGCGGTCGTGCCGTCGAACTTCTTGCCGGTGATCGACAGCGCAGTCGTTGCGGTCAGTGCGCCGACGTTCTTGGCGACCAGCTTGGCGCCGCTGTATTTGGTTTTGTCAATCGCGGCCAGGTGCGTGTAGGTGCCGGTCGTGGCGCCGGTGACGTTCACGCGAGCGATATCGAGGTCGGCGCCGATGAACACGTTCTTGGCCGACAGCGTCTTGAGGTGATCGGTGAATGCCGCATGGAAGCGCAGCGTCGGCGCCGAGGCGTTCAGAGAAGACAGGTAGCCATCGAGGTTCGTAGCGCCGCCGTAACGCTTCACGTGCGTGTCGAGCGCCTTGATCATCGCGCTGATGCCCGGGATGCCCAGCAGGAAGCCGGTCGGCATTGCCGGATGCGACTCGTCCAAGTCGCGCGCGGCCGGCAGCAAGTCGGCCGTCACGGCTTCGTCGTCGGTGTCGAGCAGGTATTGCGCGATGGAGTTGGATCCGGACAGGACCGCATTGCTGGCAGCATCGAGGCCGGCAGTGAAAGCATCGTCGAAGTTCGGGTCGCCCACCGATGTGGCGGCGAAGCGTGCGAGCTTGTCGCCGATGGCCTGAAGGTCGCTATTGCTGATGAGGGGCATAATATTTCCTTGTTGAGAGAATCCCGCTCACCGCGGGCGGGTTGCTGCTACATGAAAGCGTCAAGCGTGTAGTGCTGTTCGTACGCGAGGCGGTCCGGGTAGACCATCGCGAGTTTTTGGCCGATGTATCGCCAGCGGTTGCCGCTTGGCGCCTCGCGGCCGTTGTCGCGGACTGCGGCGATTACCGATTCCAGCAGCGGAAATTGATTCGTCAGCAGGTCGTCCTGGCTCAGGTACGGGACGTAGATCACCACACTGAAGACCTGCTGCACGTTCTCGCCGTTCGGGATCAGGCCGCCGCGCGCGCCGGACTGAGACGAACCGTACGGGCTCTCGTCCACCTGGTCCTTGCCGAACATGATCCAGGCGGCCGGCAGTGGAATCTTGGTCATCGCCGGATCGGCGCCGCGGCCACCAATCGCGAGACCAGCGCGCCCTTCGAAACCATCGACGGACGACACGCGCGCGACCAGTTCGGCGGCGTTTTCAGAGATCATTCTTGGAATTCCTTTCCTGCGCCACCTTCACAGCAGCGCCTCGATGAACCGGACGGCCGAGAACTCCAGTTCCGCCGCTTCGGCATCAGACCACCCGATGAACGGGCGCGCGGCCATGCGCTCGGTGCCGTCCTGCAGGTAGCCGGCATAGGCGACATCGGTGCCGATCACAACCCCGCCCTTTGCTCCGAACAGATCCCCTTGCGCACCATCGTCGACCGCAAAACTGATGGAGTTGAGCAGATTGCCTTCATCCCACAGAAGGCCTTGGCCGGCGTTACCCTTCTTCGTGCGGTACTTCTCCGTGCGTGGCATCCATGGTGACCACGCCACGCTGTCCGGATCCTGCTTGGTCTGCTGGATGCGCTGCTGCACGGATTTCTGCGCTTGCTGGCCGACCTTCTCCAGCCACGGCGACATATTCAGCGCGGCGAGGCGATTCAGACACGCGAGCGCCTGCGCCAGATCGATGGTCATCGTCATGAGTTGCTCCGCGAAACCGCGCCCGGAAGGACGGGGAGGAAACGACCCGATTGAGGAGCAATCGATGCCTTTAAGCTCATGGGCACGGTGTATATAATCACAGCATGCTTCTCGTCTACCGTTACCGCGTCAAGTCCCTCACTGGTCTGCTTAATAGGCAAGCCCGCGCGTGTAACTTCGTCTGGAACTACTGCAATGATCGGCAAAAGGACGCCCTGCGCTTCGGGCGTCCTTGGCTGACCGGATTCGACCTGAACAAGCTGACGACCGGCAGCAGCAAGGAACTGGGCTTGCATTCCGGGACCGTGAATGCGGTCTGCGAACAGTATGCGAAGTCGCGTTCGCAAAAGAAGCGGCCTTATCTTCGCTATCGCGGCAAGCGTTCCTTGGGTTGGGTGCCGCTCAAGGGCCGCGAGTTGAAGCGCGAGGGCGATGCTTTCCGCTTCGCCGGCAACACCTTTCGCGTCTTCAACAGCCGGCCGCTGCCCGAAGGAAAAATCAAGGACGGCACCAACTTCTCGCGCGACGCGCGCGGGCACTGGTACTTGAATATCGTGATCGATGTGGCCGTGCCCGATATCGATGCCCGGCAACCGCTGCGCGGTGTCGGTATCGACCTCGGCCTGAAAGACTTCGCGACGCTGTCCACCGGTGAAAAGATTGAAGCGCAGCGGATCTATCGCGGTACCGAAGAAGCTCTGGCGGCCGCGCAACGTGCTCGCAAGAATCGACGCGTCGCGGCGATTCACGCAAAAATAGCGAACCGCCGAAGTGACTTTTTGCACAAGCTGTCGAACCGCATTGTTCGGCAATTCGATTACATCGCGGTTGGCAATGTCGCCGCCGCCAGACTCGCCAAAACCAGCATGGCGAAGTCTGTTCTTGATGCAGGCTGGTCGACCTTCCGAAATCAACTGGCGTACAAGGCTCTTAAGCATGGCGCGTGGTTCGAGGAAGTCGATGAGAGTTTTACTTCCCAAACCTGCTCGAATTGCGGCTCCATGCCCGATTCGCGGCCGAAAGGTATCGCAGGCCTTGGAATAAGAGAGTGGCAATGCAGTGATTGTGGTTGCGTGCATGATCGTGACACCAATGCTGCGTTAAACATTCTCCGTCGCGGACGTGCGACGCTAGCTGTAGGAATCCCCGGCCTTTAGGGCGGGGAGGACGTCAAATCGTGATCAACCTCAAGTGCGCGACGTAGCCGATGCTGGTGAAGTCCGGCGCGTCGACGATGTATCGGATGCCGTTCTCGTCCTGCACGACGTCGTCCTGCTTAAGCGTGCCCTCGGGCAGCGGAATGAACGTAGTCCAGTGCGTGATCGCCTGCCCCATCGTGGTCGCGTACTGCGATTGCTTGATGTCCTCGCGCTTGAATTGCATGAAGCACGGGATGCCCGTGGCGTAGAACTCGATGGACTGATCGCCACCATCGTACGAGCCGCGGCCGATGGCGATCACATGGTTCGTCTCGACCGCCTGGATCGGCAGGTTCGGCTGCATGTCGCCGATGTAGAACGTGCCGGCAGGCCCGATCAGGATGTCGCGCGGCTGCAGCAGGCGGCCGTCGGCGTAGCAGTACCATGTCGGCGTCTGGTACTTGTTCGGGATCGCGAATTTCTTCTCGGCGGCCAGCGCGACCGGGATGCGAGCAATCTTGTAGATGTCGTCCGTGACGGCGATCGGCTCGTCGAAGCGGTAGACGTCGTACATCGAGCCCTGGCGCGCGGCCAACTTTGCATAGCCTGCGTAGATGAGGCCCTGCAGACGGGCACCGGTCATCATGGCGTCAACTCCAGAGTATCGATGCCGTTGCCGCAGGAGACATCAAAGGTGCATGCCACCTCAACAGCGCGGCGCGCGTCGTGGCCGAGGTACATCGCAGCGAGTGCGAAATCGCGACCGCAGCCCCAGGCTTGCTTATCATCTGAGTAGAGCATCGCATGCGGTCCCGTGGCAAACGCGCGCGGCTTGGCGTCGGGGCCGATGACGATCAGCGTTGCCGTATCGCGGCGCGCGCTTTTCGGGAAGTCTTTCGGGATTGCGCCTTCCTTGAACCATTCGCGCAGTTCGTGCGCGACATCGGCCGCGCCGCTCAACCCGAGCAGATAGCCGCCGAAGCGTTCCACCTTGCAAACGGTATAGGCAACGTTGTCCGATGTGGCACGCTTGTCGGCTGCCAGGGTACGGCCGTCCCACGCGATCACCGTCATGCGCGCACCAACGTCATGCCGCCAGCCCCAAGCCCCGGCCCGGGTGGAACGCCGAGAAACGCGCACATGCGCCGGCAAACCGACTTGAACAGACGCTCGCGATCGCTCTGCTCGTTGGCATTGCGCTCCCAGACGGCTGCCTTGTTCGTATCGAGGTTGTCGCTGACCGTGGGGATCGCGGCCTCAAGCGCAGCGATCGGTGTCAGGTACGTGTCGACCAGGACGGTTTCTTCGCTGTCGGTCAGGTGATCGAGGCGACCATCCAGCGTCAGCGCGTTCAAGCCATCACGCGGACCGGCGTGGAAATACACCGGGTCGGAGTAGACGACCACGCTGGCGTCGCCGGATACCGGATATCCAGCCCAGCGACGGACATCCACTTTCTGAGCATCGGTGAGCATGGCGCGACCTATTCGACCGTCTTCGACTTGCGACCGGGACGACCTGGCTTCTCGGCCACGGGCTCGTCGACCGCTTCGATAGTGTCGGGCGGCACATCGCCGGCGTCAGAGACTTCCGGCGGTTTGCTGGTGTAGTGGCCCGACTTCAGATATTCCCGCGCATCGACCGCTTCGATGGTGTGGGCCTTACCGCTCGGGTCATAGACGGTCATCATCATTTCGATTGTCCTGTGAAAATGGCGGGCAACCTACGCCCGCCACCTGTTAGTAATCACCCAAAAAACACCAGGTGATCGTGATGTTGCCGGCCCAAGTCATCGTCGCATCCGCGTCCACATCCGTCGTGGTCGCGAAAGCGGAGTTCAGGTAGACGTCCTTGTGGGACGAGTGCCCGTCGAAGTGCGCCGATGCTGCTAGCGCTGCTCCGACCGCCGCGGCTGGCTCGTTGATCACTGTGGATGTGACAAACGCCGTCGAAGGCAGCAGGTCGACCATCGTCGAGGTCAGCGAAACGTTGGACGCAGCGGCAGTACCGACGGCGACCGCGCCAGTCACACCGGAATTCAGCG